AAGAGGACAACCTAAATACTATGCAATGTTTGGTGGTGCTACGGGAGAATCAGATACTACATCTGGAAGAATGATGTTTGCCCCTGTCCCTGACACAACGTATAAATATAGAGTTCATTTTAATGTTGCACCAGCTTTATTAGAAAATAATGATACTAATTATATTAGTCTTAATTTTCCAAATGGACTGTTATATTGCTGTTTATCAGAAACATATGGCTTTTTAAAAGGTCCAGTAGATATGTTGACTTTATACGAAAATAAATATAAACAAGAGGTACAGAAGTTTGCTAACGAGCAAGTTGGTAGAAGACGAAGAGATGACTACACAGATGGCGCTGTTCGTATACCGGTAACCTCAGCAAACCCGTAGGAGAATAAATTATGGCAATATCATCGGCAATTTGTACAAGTTTCAAACAAGAAATTTTGGTTGGAACACATAATTTTACTGCATCAAGTGGGCATACTTTTAAAATAGCTTTGTTTACAAGTTCTGCATCTTTAGGTGCAGGCACAACTGCTTATTCAACATCAAATGAAATTTCAAATACATCAGGGTCTGCATACTCTGCAGGTGGTGCAACACTTACAAGTGTAACACCAACAACCGATGGAACTACAGCAGTTTGTGATTTTAGTGATGTTAGTTTTACATCAGCTTCTTTTACTGCAAATGGTGCATTAATTTATAACGATTCACAATCTGACAAAGCTGTTGCTGTTATCGCTTTTGGTGGTGACAAAACAGTATCTAGCGGAACATTTACAATTCAATTTCCAACAGCAGACGCAAGCAACGCAATCATCAGAATAGCATAGGAGGCCACCCATGTCGGTGACTTCAGGATGGGGCCGGTTAATCTGGGATCAATCTCAGTGGGGCGGTTCAACAGTTTTATTAACAGGATGGGGTGCTAGATCTTGGAGTGAGAATGAATGGGATGAATTAGGTGATGTTATAATTACACCTACCGGTTTATCAGCTACTATATCTTTAGGTAGTTCAGAAGAATTTAACGAAACAGGTTGGGGAAGAATAACTTGGGATACAGCTGATTGGGGCGAAGGAAGAGATGAAACAGTATCTCTAACAGGATTAGAAGCAACGGCTTCACCAGGATCTATAACTCCAGCGTTTACATATTTATTAGAGATGATTGGTGCTGATCACTCTATGACCACTAGTGTTGGTAGTCCGCAAGTTGATGGTGAGATAGGTGTTCCACTTACAGGTGTACAATCTACTTTTGCAACTCCAACTTTATCGTATGCAGGAACTTTAGTTGGTTGGGGTAGAGATGGATGGAGTGATTTAAGTTGGGGTGAATCTCCTAATCAAGTTATTCCTTTAGTAGGTAGAGAGGCAACTGCAAGTGTAGGGTCTTTAACTCCTGCAGATGTAGTTGGTTTATCTGGTCAAGAGTCAACAACAAACGTTGGTTCTACAACTATTAAACTTGATTCAACACAAGCAATTACAGGTCAAGAAGCTACGGCTAATACTGGAACTTTAGGTTTAGAATTTGGTCCAGCATCTATTTCAGGTGTATCTTCCACAGCTAGTCCTGGAACTTTAGGTTTAGAGTTTGGTCCAGCAGAAATTACAGGTGTTTCTGCAACAACAAGTATTGGAACTTTAGAAATTGGTCCTGTTACTTTGATTGATTTAACAGGTGTCACTGCAACTTCAGCTGTAGGTTCCTTAACTCCTGCAGATGTTGTTGGTTTAACAGGTGTCACTGCAACTTCAGCTGTAGGCTCTATAACACCAACAGATGTAATGGGTTTAATTGGTTTACAATCTATTTTTGCAGATCCTACAATTGGAATACAAGCTTACGCAAATGTTAATACAGGATCAAATGGTTCTTATAGTAATGTTGACACTGGCTCAAATTCGTCATATAGTGATGCCTTAACAGGTTCGAATTCATCATATTCTGATGTTGCAACTGGATCAAATACAAGTTATACTGACGCTGCATAGGAGATAAAATATGGCATCAACATACACACCTTTAGGAATAGAACTTCAAGCAACTGGAGAAAATGCTGGTACGTGGGGAACAAAAACAAATAATAATTTAAGCTTAATTGCAGAATTAACAGGTGGTTTTGCACAGGTATCAATTGCCGGTTCAGCAGATACTACTGCTTTAACAGTCGTTGATGGTGCAACAACTGGTACAGCTCAAAGAAGAATGATTGAATTTACAGGGACTATTTCAGGAAATCAAGTTGTAACCATACCTTTAGATGTAGAAACTTTTTATATTTTAAGAAACTCTACTTCTGGTTCTCACACAGTTCAGTTTAAATATGCTTCTGGTTCAGGATCTACGTTTACATTTTCAGCTACAGACAAAGGAGATAAAATTGTTTTTGCTGCAGCTAATGATGGAACAAACCCTGATATTAAAACTCTTGCAATTGGAACTGGTATCACTGATGTCGTTGATGACACTACACCACAATTAGGTGGAAATTTAGATACTAACTCACACAATATTTTAATAGACGATGCTCATTTTATTGGAGATGAAAATGGTCTTGAACAAATTATATTTCAAACAACTGCTTCAGCAGTTAATGAATTAGAAGTTACAAATGCGGCAACAGGTAATCCACCTATTCTTGGTGCAAGTGGAGAAACTAATGTTGATTTACATCTTAAACCAAAAGGTTCTGGAGAAGTTAGAATTGGAACAGGAGCAGCAGCAGCAACTTTAACAACAAGTGGTGCGCATGATCTTGTCTTAGATACAAACTCAGGAACAGATTCTGGAAATATTACATTAACAGATGGAGCTAATGGAGATATAAATGTTTCAACAAACGGAACAGGTGCAATTAAATTTAACGACATAGCATATATCCCTCAACAAGCACTAACATCATCATCTAATGCAGTTGCATGGGACGCTCAAGCTAAACCAAACGCTTTTCATCTAACAACAGAGAACACTACTTTTTCTGCACCGACTAACAATATTGAAGGTTCATTTATCTGTTTAGAAATTAATTACAATGGTTCGCACACAATAGCTTTTAATACAGTATTTGAATTTGCAGCATCAACTGCACCAACATTTACTTCATCAGACGGTAAAACAGATATTCTTGTGTTTAGATACAATGGCGCTGTATGGCAAGAAGTAGGTAGAACATTAAATTTAAGTGAAAGTTAAAATATGTACGCATTAGTAGAAGATAACAATATAACAAAATTAATTAACAATCCTCAATCTTTAGTAATTGGAGATGTAAGATATCCAGCTAAAATATTTTCTTTATGGAGTAAATCTGAACTAGAAGCTATTGGAATTTATGAAGTAATAACTGATTCATCTAACAAAAAAGATGAACAATGGTACGTCAACACTAGTGAATCTTACGCATTTGCAGACAGTCAAGTAACAAGATCGTGGGGAACTGCAACAGCTAAACCACACGCAGATGTAACACAAACAATTAATGAGGTTGAATATACTACACCTGGTCTTAAAACAAAATTAATTAAAGATTTAAAAATAACAGTTGCTAATGAACTTGCTAAAACTGATTGGTATATAACTAGAAACACGGAAAAATCTACAGCAATCCCTAGTGCAATATCTACTCACAGAGATGCAGTTAGAACTAAACAAGCAGAAATGGAAACTGCAATTACAAACGCATCAGATACCCCAGCTTTAGAAACTTTACACACATATGTTAATACAGGCACAGAAGAAAATCCTGTAATGACAAGACCATTAGGCGAACTACCAACATTGGAGAGTTAATGACAGCGCCATTAATACTTGGTACTAACTCTATAAAAGACACAGGTTATAATGTAGCTAACTCTGCTAGGTTTGATGATGGTAGTTCAGATAATATTCAAAGAACCTATGGAACACCAACAAATTCAAAAATATTTGGTTTATCTTGGTGGCTAAAACTTGGAAAAGCTTTTGATGGGTCAGGATCACAAGACCTTTGGGGAGAAAGAACCGATAGTAATAATAGAGTATTCATGGGTATTAATAGTACTGGTCAATTTGATTTTTTTGAAAAAAATAGTGGATCAAATGTTGTAGAACTTAAAACAAACAGATTGTTTAAAGATAATAGTGCTTGGTATCACTTTTTGCTTTTAGGGGATTCGACACAAGGAACAGCATCTAACAGAATAAAACTATATGTAAATGGTGTTCAAGAAACAAGTTTTGCAACAGAAACATACCCATCATCAGACTATGCTTTTAGACTTGCATTAAATACTGTAAAATATTTTGGTAGAGTAGGATTAGGTGGTGGGTTATCCACTAATTATTATGATGGTTATTTAGCTGAAGCCGCCTTCGTGGATGGAAATGTTACTGCACATACAGATTATGGAGAGTTTGATGAAGATAGTCCAAGAATATGGAAACCAAAAGATGTATCAGGATTAACATTTGGTAACAATGGATTTTATTTAGATTTTGAAGATAGTTCAGCTTTAGGTAATGATGTATCAGGAAACAATAATGATTTTACTGTAAATAATTTAACTAGTGTAGATCAATCTACGGATACCTGCACAAATAATTTTGCAACTATGAACCCACTTGATAATAATTATGCTTCAACTACTTTTAGTGAGGGTAATTTAAAAATGGTTACTGGTGGTAGTTCTTTAGTTTATAATGTATCTACAATAGGTTTTAATACAGGTAAATGGTACATGGAAGTTAAAGTAGGTAGTAGCACTGGAGAAGTAATAGGTGTGGTTACAGATGTTCCAACAGCAAATGATAATAATAATAAACTTGGAAATAGAGCTGATGGTTGGGGATATGATTATAGAGGTCTTGTAGAAAATGCTGGTGCTGATGAGGGTGGCTCATTTGCTACTTATGCATCTGGAAATATAATCGGTGTTTATGCTGATCTTGACAATAATAAATTATATTTTGCTAAAGATGGAGTATTACAAAATAGTGGAACAGGATTAAATTTAGATGTTTCAGGTAGTCCAACTTATTTTTTTGCTGTAGGAGATAATCATGCTTCTAATTCAGGTACATTTGAAGTTAATTTTGGTTCTCCATCATTTGCTATTTCATCTGGTAATACAGATGGCGAATATGGAAACTTTGAATATTCAACAACAATAACAGGAGATAGTGCTAGTAAAACTTTTAAAGCACTTAACACAAAAAACCTAGCGGAGTTTGGATAATGGCCTATACAACTATTGATAACCCGGAACTTTATTTTCAAACAAAGTTATATACTGGAGATGGTAATTCAGGAACTTCAATTACTTTAGATGGTAGTGAAAATATGCAACCCGATTGGATATGGGGTGGTTGTCGTAGTGATGCTGATAATAAATGGCTTAGTGATTCTGTTAGAGGAAATACAAAAGCAATTTTTTCAAATACTAAGGGTGCAGAAGAAACATCATCTGAAAGAATAAAATCTTTTGATAGTGATGGTTTTACTATTGGAAATGCTGGAGACACAAACACAAGTTCAAGAACATTTGTTACTTGGAATTGGAAAGCTGGTGGCTCAGCTTCTAATAATACTGATGGAAGCACAACATCTTCTGTATCTAATAATAGCACAGCAAAATTTTCAATAGGAACTTATACAGGGACTTCTTCTGCAGCAACA